AGGGCTGATTTAGAAGTGCATTTTTTCCACCTTGTTACAAAGCTCGGAGGTGTGTCCCATGGGCGTGCTTTTGGACGCGGCGAGAAGCGGCAACAAGCGTCTCATGCTCGAAGCCCTGCGCGACGAAGTAGCCGAAACCATCGAGGTTTCTGGCTCTGGCCGCGACATGGCGGCGCTCTCCAAGCGGCTCATGGAGATATGCGCCGAGCTTGACGCGATGCCGGACCCAGAGGGCGAGGTCGACCCAGTCGACGATCTGGCTAAGATGATCGCCGAGTACGACGAGTACGACGACCCCAGATTTGGCGATGAAGATGGCGACGGCGATTAGGTATGGATCGCAGGAGCCAACATTTCAGGTAGTCGGGCCGTATCACCACAGCTTCGGCAAGGCCACGGTCTCCATGTTCAACAGGTGGGGTGTGCGCTTCTACCCGTGCCAGGAACATGAGATGGAGCTGTTCCTTGCCCGAGACGAGCGCAACCGATTCGCTTGCCGCACCATCTGCATCTCGAAGCCACGACAGAACGGCAAGAGCTTCGGCGTGCGCTTCTACGCGGTCGAGTCCGCTGCGGTCGAGGGCAGGCACGTGCTCTTCACCGCGCATCGCGGCAAGACCGTGCGCAAGATGTTCAAGTTTATGCGCACGTTCGTCCTGTCACGCGAAGACCTCGCCAAGAAGCTTCTGCCAGGGGCGGATGGCATCTACAAGGCCGCAGGGTCCGAGGGCATCTACTTCGCAAACGGCGGCATGATTGAGTTCGCCACGCGCACCGATGGCGGCGCTCGTGGCGAGACCTACGACGTCATCATCTTCGACGAGGCGCAGGAGCTGACCGACGAGCAGTACGACGCCGTGGTGCCGACCACCATCGCGTCAGAGTCTGGCGACCCTCAGAAGATCTACCTCGGCACACCGCCCGGACCGAAGTGCGCGGGCACGGTCTTTCGCGGCCTGCACGACAAGGCGCACAGCGACAACCATGAGGGCATCTGGTGGATAGAGTGGGCCGCAACCAGCGTGCCCGACATGTCCGACCACATGGCCGTGCTCGAGCTGGTCTACCTGACCAACCCCGCCATGGGGTACCGCATCAAGGAAGACGTCATGCTCGACGTCATCCGCACGGCTACGTCGCCTGACGGATTCGCCCGTGAGTTCCTTGGCTGGTGGGTCAACACGGCGGAGAACGTCAACGCCGTCATCTCTGCGCAAGAGTGGGCGGCTTGCCGCATAGACAACCCGAAGCGCGAGGGCGACGTGGTGTATGCCGTGCGCTTCTCGGCTGACGGCAAGAAGGGCGTGCTGGCCGCTTGCCACGCTGCGGAGAACGGGATCCCGTTCGTCTACGTGGTGGCGGAGCGCTCGACCGAGCACGGCATAGGCTGGTTCGTCGACACGCTGGCGCAGAACTGGCGCAAGGCGAAGCTCATCGTCATAGACGGTCAGGCAAACGCCCAGACGCTCCACGACAGGCTCGCGGTGGCTGGCGTGAAGAAGACGGCGCTCAGGCTCGCGAAGTCGACCGACGCGACGACGGCCTACTCGGGCTTCCTCAACGCCGTGCGCGAGGGCCACGTGACGCACTACGGCCAGCAGGCGCTCGACGCGAGCGCCACGGGAACCGAGAAGCGACTACTCAACAAGAGCGGTGGCTGGGGCTTCCAGTCCACCGAGAAGGCCGACGCCACCCTCGTAGAGGCGTGCTGCTGGGCGCTCTGGGGGCAAACGGCCACGAAACGCAAGCCAGGAAGAAAGGCGGTGGTCAGGGCATGATCACTCTATCTGGTCAGGTGGCCGTCGCTGACGGCCTGCGCAGCGAGGACAGGACGCTCGTGCATCGTCTCGTGAAGGCGTGGAGCGACCACCAGAAGCGCAACAACCTGCGCCACACCTACTACCTCATGCACAACAAGCTCGTAGACCTCGGCATCTCCGTGCCGCCCGAGCTGCGCAACCTGAGCGCGGCCTGCGGCTGGGCGAAGAAGACCGTCGACGTGATGGTCGAGCACAGCAAGTTCGACGGATTCACCGCGCAGGACGAGGAAACGCAGCGCCTGCTCGACGTGCTCGTGCGCAGGACGAGGATGCGCCAACTCTACCGCATGGCGACCACGAGCGCATTCGAGCAATGCTTCAATCTGTATTTCGTCTACGCCGACGAGATGGGCCGTGCCAGGGTGAGCGCGTATCCCGCGCGCGTCTGCGGATGCACGTGGGACGATGCGCGGCAGCAGCTCGAAGCCGCGCTGTTCGTCGTGAGCATGTCGAAGGACCGAGCAGGGTCCGTCACGCCCAACTGGGTGAACGTGGTCACGGACGAATGGCTCATCCGCATCCGTCGCGGCGATGACGGCAGGTGGCGCGCCGAGTACGTGCCACACGGACTCGGGCATCTCCCCGTCTTCATCGCGCCCTACGAGCCGACGCTTGAGCGGCCGTTCGGCACGTCGCGCATCACCCGCGAGGTCATGGGCTACATCGACAGCGCCGTGCGCGCCAATATCAACGAAGAAATTGCAGCGGCGTTCGCTGCGAGCACCCAGAAGTACCTGCTCGGCACCGATGGCGACCCCTTCGAGGACGTGAACCGCTGGAGCGCCTACATCGGCTCGATCTTCAACATCGACCTCACCGAGGACGGCGAGAAACCCGAGTTCGGGCAGCTCCCGCAGCCCTCGATGGAGCCACTGAACGTGCACTGGCGCCTGCTCTGCGGCCGCATGAGCGCGGCCACGGGCATCCACGTCTCGCAGTTCGGGCAGGTGCACGACAACCCCGCGTCATCCGATGCCATCTACGCGGAGAACGAGCCGTTGATCCTCAAGGTGAAGGACTGGAACGAAGCCGTGTCCGACGTGCTCGTTGACGTGGCGACCGCCATGATCGCGACCGAGCGCGGCACGACCTTCGAAGCCGTCGAGGCGTCTGGCGTACCCGTCGAGGCGCGCTTCAGGAATCCCGCCATGCCGACGCTGGCGCAGCAGACGGACAGCTCCGTCAAGATCGCGTCAGTCGTGCCAGGATTCGCCCAGACGGACACGTTCTGGGAGATGAACGGCTTCGGCAAGGAGGAACGTGAGCGCATAATGCGGCAGATTGAGGACGTGAACACCAAGGCCCAGTCTGACGCCATCATCGCGAACATCTTCGGCGCACAGAGCGAGGTGAGCGACGATGGAGGTGCCGCGTAGCGTGCTCGACGGCTACGACTCCGCCATGAAGACCACGATCGGCGCGATCCAGAACGAGCTGAAGGCCACGCTCTCGCTCGTGGACTACTCGCAGCCCATCGAGCTTGTGCGGCGCGAGCTGACGACCATCATGGACGCCTACTGCGGAGCGGCTTCGAGCGCTGGCGCTCGGCTCTCGTCGGAGTTCTACAATGGCCTGCGCCAGATGGCGACGGGGAAGAGCGGTACGCTCTCGCTGCAAAGCGGCAGGGTGCCCGAAGCTACCGAGCGCTCCGTCAGGGCGTTCCTCTCGAAGCTGGCTGACGGCGACGAGGAAGGTCTGGAAGACCTGCTCTTGGAGCGCGTGGAGATCGAGGCGAAGCGGGCTGCGGCGTACAACACGATCGACAACGTGCGCAACGACCCCGACAAGCCGAGATTCGCGCGGGTGCCACAGGGCGAGAAGACCTGCGACTTCTGTCTGATGCTCGCTTCTCGCGGCCCCGTCTACCTCACCGAGGAAAGCGCGGGAGCGTTCACGAAGTTCCACACCAACTGTGACTGCAAGGTGGTGCCCTTCTGGGGCACGACTGGCGCAGGCTACAGCAGGCGCACGAGCGCTATGAGGGTCGAGGGCTACGACCCAGATGCCTACTACGTGCAGTACCGCGACCTCCTGAAGAGTCCGAAGTTCGCGGCACGCATGAAACGTGCGGCTGCGAACGCTGGCAAGCGCAGGACTCAGAAGCGACGCGGCGCATAGAGGACGAACGCGGGCACCGAAACGGTGCACTGTTCATATTGCAAGAAGCCCGAAACGGGCCGAGTAGCGCCGAAACGGCGCGAGACAAGGAGGCAGGCAATGGCAGACAATCCCACGCAGAGTCCCACGACCGAAACGGGCGGAGACGATGGCGGCACCGTCGACTACAAGGCGCTCTGGGAGCAGGCGCAGGCCGACGCTGAAAAGTGGAAGGCGCTGAGCCGACAGAACGAGAAGCGCGCGAAGTCCAACGAGAGCGCTGCGGTCGACCTGGACGAGATCTCCAAGCGACTCGCGGCGATCGAGGACGAGAACGCGCAACTCAAGACCGCAGCTGAGCATCGCAAGCTCGTCGCCAAGGTCGCGAAGGACACGGGAGTCCCCGAAGCCATCGTGGCCACGCTTGCAGCCACAGACGAGAAGGCGCTGACGGAGGCCGCAACGGCGATCGCCAACGCTTACAAGACGCCCGGGGGCGCTCCGAAGGTGCCCGAGGGCGGCAAGTTCCCGAACGACAAGCAGGAAAGCGGAGATGATGCCGACCGACGAGAGTTCGTGCGACATCTCTTCGGCAAGAACGACTAACGAAGGAGAATCACCATGGCTACAACCACGGCAAACATCGTCCTCCCCAAGAGCGTTGCTGCGGCAATCCGCACCAAGGTCAAGGACGGCTCCACCATCGCCGCGCTCTCCCCGAAGGAGGGCAAGCTCTTCCAGGATGAGAACTACCTCATCTTCGACGGCGCTTCCGAGGCTGAGGTCGTCGCCGAGGGCGACGCCAAGGGTGCCTACACGCAGCCCGTCACCCCCGTCGTCGCCAACCGCGCGACCATCCAGACCACGACCCGCGTCTCCAAGCAGCTCAAGTGGGCTGACGAGGACGACCAGCTCGAGATCGTCACCGCGATCCAGAACGACCAGGCGGAGGCCATGGCGCGCGCCATCGACTACCTCACCTACCACGCGGTCAACCCGAAGAGCGGCGCTGCCCTGAGCGGCTACACCGCCCTCACCGCCGCGACGGGCGTCAACAACGTCTATCTCGGCAAGGCCCTCGCCGCCGCGACCGACGCCGAGATGGTCGCCTCAATCGACTCCATGGCCGAGGCCGTCAACGACGGCTACGACATCAACGGCTTCGCCCTCGCCAAGCCCTACGCCAACCGTCTCCGCAAGATCCGCGTCGCGAACACCATGGCGCGCCTCTACCCCGAGATCCCGCTGAGCCTGAACGTGGGCAACATCGAGGGCATCCCCGCCGCGTGCTCTGGCACCGTCAACGGCCGTCTGGTCGCCAACACCACCACGGTCGATGGCGCAGAGGTCACGACCTACGGCACGACCGTGCTCGGCATCATGGGCAACTTCGGCCTGATCCGCTGGGGCTTCGTCCGCGACATCATGGCCGAGGTCATCGAGTACGGCGACCCCGATGGTGGCGGCGACCTCAAGCGCTACAACCAGATCGCGTTCCGCACCGAGGCGGTCCTTGCGTGGGCCGTCATCGACCCCGCTGCGTTCGCGATCCTCCACTCTGGCACCGACCCCAACGCCTAGGAGGTGTGAGCCATGGCCTTTGCCACGTACACCGACGTAGAGGCCAGATGGCGCACCCTCACGGCCGAA